TATATGAAACTCTAAACGGTATTCCATCTCCCGATTTAAACGTTATTATATTATTACCAACAGTCTTTGTGCTACCAGATAACGTATATGTCATTTGATAATTGGAATCTCCACTATAAACATATGATAAATAAAGATTCCAATTATGATATGGTGCCATCATTGTGGAAATCGTTGTATGACCTGTTGGTCCTGTATAACTTAAATCACTATTAAAACCAACTGTCGTTCCACTTACTGGTGTATTAATTTGTCTACGTAAATCTCTTCTTAAAAATGCAAACTCATCATATGGTAAAAATCCAGTAAATCTATTTGCACCATTAAGTCCGTTTGTTCCATCGCCAGCTAAGTATAAATTTTCACTTAAATAATCATAAGGGGTATCACCACTATACATGTTACGGAAGACCATTTTCATCTTACCGTAAATTTTATAATCAATACTATCTTGTCTTTCTTTATTGAATAATTTTTCTAAATCTAAAACAATATCTCTATCACCAAGTCTCATTAGGGACTCGGACGATTCTAAATTAACTTGTAATGTTAAATCTTGTTCCTCGGCTTTCTTGTACCTTTTATTAGGTAATAATATTTCTTTATTCTCTTCCATTATTCAGCTGGTGGGAACGCTCCCTTCGGACCAAATAGGTCAATAAATTTATCAAGCCCAGTTTTACCGGCTTTCAGTCCAAAATAAAATTGGAACGGTGTAGAAAGTATTTGTTTACTACCACTATAATAATCTGAAGTTGGTCTAATAATAAAATCAATATCAATTGTCCATGATTGTGTTGACCAACCTGTAGAACCATCGTTACCAGCGGGACCATTTCTTGTATATAATGTACCTACTGTTGGATTTAATATTGAACCACTTGTAACCGCTAAAACAGTGTATCCTGGATATTGATTATTATAATCTTGTAATAATGTTCCAACAGATATTAAACTACCTGATTGTGTTTTACCTGTGATTACATCATCAAATTCAATTTGGTCTGTTGTGTTACCTGTAATTGTTAATCCGGCAAAATTATATGTGATGGGTAATAACAAATATTTGTCAGATATATCATCATATGTACCCGTATAAGAATAACCATAGGTCATACCTTGTAATGGTTGTGTTTGTATTGTGGTATAATCCCAAGATTGGTCATCTGAAGTTGCTTCATTTGTACCACCGAATCCTGTTCCCTTTTTATCCCATAAATGAAAGGGTACAATTTGTGATGATTCTGTTAATCTTCCCGGTTCATTTAATGATGCCCTAACTCTTTCACCATCATCGTTAAATTCTAATGTAATTGGTGTTGCTCCGTAATAACCATTTGGTTTAAATACTTGTGGATATAAATCAGGGTCAAGTACTTGATATGAGTAACCCAAATATTTTGGACTTTGTAAATCAAATGGTTCAATTCCTGTTTCACAATTTGTTGATATTAATTGTAAAATGTCACCATCTAAAACATCGGAAAACGAAACTCCAGAAAATCCTGCGTTTGTGAAAAAATCTTTTAGTTCAAATTCACTATTACTAACATCTAATCTATAATTTATCGTTAATCCTAAAATCTCACCAAAGTTTTGATATGAAGTTGCACCAATTGACCTTACAACTGAAGAATTAACATCTAAAGTTGGGTCTGTTGTTATTTCTTTTATAAATTCATCTCTTGGTCCTAAATCAACAAATGTGGTTGGTGTTCCGATTCTTTTATACACACTTGAATTACCGAACGTTTCAACTGATGGTGATGGAACAAATGTTCCGTTAAATTTAGTTGATCTATAATAAAACCTTCCTTGTGTAACAACAAATCTAACAACGTCTCTACAATATTTTGCAGTGTTTTCGTTTGCATTATTCACAGCATCGGACATTTTTTTAGCTTTAAATTGAAAGAAATATAATGAACCTGATAACCAATTGTCAATAAAAGCATAATTTACAATTCCACCACAAAACATTTTTCCAACTCTTTTTCGTCTTCTATATTCTATAAGGATATCAAATAATCTTTTGTTAGATAATGAACCTGGTGTTATATAAAATCCTCCATTTGAAAATTCACTATAACCTGATTTTGTTATTGGTGAATAAGATTCTCCTTCATAATTTGTTGGTAATTTAAAATCAGTGGTATCGGATAATTTTGTTGCCGTTACGTCCAACCCTGGTGTGTATACTGTTGTTTCTGTTCTTCCCGTACCAACATAATATATCGCAACTAATGATTCATTATATGGTACATCATAAAGTTCACAACCTGATTCAAGTGTAACTAAATTACTACTTGGGCTAGATGTTGCGTTTTTATCTTTAATAATTAAAGTATATACTGATAAGTCTGAGAAAAAACCAGATGTATCATTAAAAAGTATACCTCCACTACCATCATCACTGAATGGTGTGTCATCTAAACTAATGTTATTACCATAAAATGAAATAACATAATCACTTTGTCTATTAATAAAATCATCAACATCAACTAATGGGATTGCCGTACCAACACAAATACCAACATCGGGAACTGCACTATTAAAATTACCAGCATTTAAAATTCTATATGATTGGTCTCCAGAACCCGTAATTTCTATCGTACCAACTTGACAATATTCTGAACTTGTTGATGTACTACCTTGTATACCATATAAATTATTAGCATCATTACACTCTTCACATTCGGGATATGTTATTAGGTACAAAGCTCTTTGTGATGAATCTTGAATTCTATACGCAAATTTTCTAATAGATCTTGACAATCTTTTAATTGGGAAAAAATCGACAGCATCTGCAAGTCCATGAAATACTCTTGCAATAGTGTTAAAAAATGTTAATGTAACAACATTTATTAATTGCTCAAAAAACAATAATACGTTGGCAATTAATAATGTAAATGTATAATTCTTAAGTCCAAAATTCACAGGAGGTGTTAAATTATCACCACAATCTTCTTCTTCATTGGGAACTAATTCTTTAAGACCGATGAATCTATCTTTGGTGAATAGATTATCATTATGATATGAACTTTGAAATGATGAAACAGTATAAACTTTATTATAATTAAATCTATAAAAATAATCTTTCGGAAAATACTTTCCATTTTCATTATATAAAATCCCTAATGAGCCGTCATTACTAACTGCGGTTGTTGGATAATCATCCCAATCTAATGACCACGCATATGATTTATCATCTATAGTCCAAGTAGTACTATTATTATATGAACCATACTCTCTAATGTTTGGAATTAAAAAATCAGCGTTTTGTCTAACTCTTGATAAATCATTATCATTTATGTTAATTCTTGCTCGATAACATGCGGAAGTTGCAACACCTTTATTTGGGTCATTTGTTATTTCATTTTCACCAAACTCGTTAGTGTAGATGAAATCCATATTCATTTCCAAAGGAATCACAAAACCACCATCGTCTGGAATATCTTCATTAAGAAGTATCTCTTCTAAGACTGGTTTATTACTTTCATCTTTAACCGGTGTGAATCTAATTAATTCTACTTTAGCTGATTTGGCAAGTAAGTCACACTTACGTCCCATCTTAGCTCTCGGTATACAAGCTTTACTTATTGAATTTTTTCCACCGTCAGTATAAACTCCTCCGATTAAATATGATTTAGGTTTTATAGTGACACCTCTTTCTGTCAAATCAAAATCAGTTCTTGTTAAACCAATTTCACAATAATCTTCATTACCCCAAAATGGATATACTTCAATTGATTTATTATATGAAATAATTTGAGGGAGGGTTATTAAATCTTCAGATGATTTAAATTTGTATTTGTTTTTAAATTTATCAACACCAGCACCTTGTCTCATTAAATCATATGGTCTTAATGAAAATGCCCCAATGTCCGATAAATCTACATCGACATGTAATGTTTGGTTACCCAATGGTACACCCCAAATCATAAAGTCACCAGCCTCATTAGTTTTAACCGTATAAGAATAATAGGTTTCAAAAACCTCTAAAATTTCTTCTCTTGTTAAAATATCGGTTTGGTCAAAGAATGTACCTGTTGGTTCATGTCCTCCGTGTTGTTGTCTAGATGGTAATAAATTGTATTTGTAACCCGCCTCATTTTTGTCATCAGCCTCTTTATATGGATATAAAGCTGAAATTACGGGGTCATTTTTGTGTTCGTCTTTTAACGGAACAAATATTGAAACTCTTGCATTTGGTATACCTAAACCATTGTTAACCGAAATCCTACCACAAACAACACCATAATCTGAGCAAAACGAGGCATACGCGTCTTTCTGACTGAACTTTAAAGATAGAATTTCTAACAATTCATAATCTTGCTTTAGTTCGACGGTAATCTTGTTGTCCTTACCAACGTTGGTTAAAATTCTATGTTTTTGCATGATTCTTATAATAAATAGAAACGATCGGGTTTTCTATTATTATAACGAAAAAACATTTTAATATGTAGTCGTTCCTAATGTTTTAGTTCTAACTTTGATATCGACATTTGGGAATCTAATTTGGTAAATTTGGTTAGATTTCATAAAAATAGTCATGTCACTCTGTTGTATCTCTTTGGTACTATCATTTACGTATGATTGTGAAACTTCAGCAGATGAATATTGACCACCTATTTTATTGAAAACTCTAACATCAATTACGTTGATTACACCATTTTCTTGACCAACTTGTCTAATCAAATCACCAACAAATAACGGGTCTCCCATCTTTCTTTTATCGAATGAGAAGAAATCAATCGTATTGTTAATTGTTGTTTTTATAATATCAGAAGGGTTTTCATTTTTATCAATAATCAAATCAATTTCCAATCCTAAGTCTATAACCTCACCATTTGCAATATCTATGTAATCATTTATCATTCTATATTCGGATAGATAATTAATGATATTATTTTTTAATGTGTTAGAAACTGTGTCAGTTAAATTACCTTTATCATCATATGATAATATTTTGATTTTAACCTTATTATCTTCTTCCATGACGTTTACCTTAGCCGTTGCTCCAAAAGTCGATGGCATGACCTCTATTAAAGATTTATAGTCATTTAATGTAACCGCCCTATCTTGTGCTGCGAAATTATATGAAATCATATTTCTCAATTCCTCAATTGTTGGTTGGTCCGCACCACCTACCGCGGGTGTAATATTGGTAACTTTCAAAGATTGTATGACTTGAGTGTTTGTTGAACTAACAGGTCCGTTTACATTGAATTCAACAGTATCAATACTGTTTACGACGTTTACACCTACGTTTGAATTTTTACCACCACCAATTCTGTATTTTACGAATAATGTTGTATCCGTTTTTGGTACCGCACCTAATGATAAATTGTTTAAATAACTCGCTAAATTCACTTTTAATTGACCCGTCATGTAATTATCCAAATTATCTAATGGATTAACAGTTCCAGAACCAAATATCAATGAG